TGTCATTTATCCAAGTAAAAACCACCTCAAATGCATTTATTATTGGTATAAAAATATTTTCATTTACCCAAGTAAACACTTTTTCAATAAATCCAATAAAAGGAATAAATACATTCTCATTTATCCAGTTAAAAACAGCCTCAAAAGAACTTATAATGGGTTTAAATACATTGTCATTTATCCAAGTAAAAACCACCTCAAATGCATTTATTATTGGTATAAAAATATTTTCATTTACCCAAGTAAACACTTTTTCAATAAATCCAATAAAAGGAATAAATACATTCTCATTTATCCAAGTAAATACTAACTCAAATGATTTAATAACTGGTTGAAAAATGTTTTCATTTATCCATGTAAATAAAGCAGTAAATGCTTCTATCACGGGCTTAAACACATTTTCATTTATCCATAAAAAAACCGCTTCAAAAGAACTTATAACTGGTTTAAATACATTTTCATTTATCCAAGTAAACACTAACTCAAATGCGTTTATTATTGGTACAAAAATATTTTCATTTACCCAAGTAAACACGTTTTTTACACCATCTGAAAATCCAGGAATAAAAGCATCTATTACTGAACCAACTAAAGAAATAATAGCATTTATTAAAGCTACAGCTATTTGAGGCATTTTTTCAATTAATGAGTTTATCAATTGAGGAAGATTTTTAATAATTCCAACAATAAGATTCGGTATCTGTGAGATAACAGCATCCATTATTTGAGGCATAGCCATAATTAAAGCCATTATAATATCTGGGAGGTTTGATATTATGGAGCTAATAATCTGTGGCATAGCAGTAACAAGAGCTTTAATGATATCAGGCAAGCCATTAACAAGTTCTTTTATAATAGATGGAATCTCTCTTAAGATAACATCTAAGATTTTTGGTACTTCCTTAATAAGTGCTGGAATAATCTTCATAAATCCATTTATAAGTGTTGGGATTTGTTTTACTATAGCAGATATTAAAGAAGGAATCTTTGGTATTATAGCTAAAAATGCTTTTACAAATCCATTCATAAGGACGGGAACAATTTTAGGAATTGCATCAATCACAGCATCCAACAATACAGGCAAAGATTTCTCAAGTGCATTAAACAATGTTGGTAAATTATGCACAATTGAAGAAATTATTTTTGGAGCATTTTTTGAAATAGCATTTATAAATATATCAACATTTTCAACCAGTTTATTAATTTGTGAAACAAAAGAATTTGCTACTTTGTCAGAAGATGTATTAATTATATTAGTTAAATTACTTAAAGAATTATTTAATGATGTGGGTAGATTTATAACACTTTCTAGAACTCCACTAACACTATCAAAAATGGCACCACCAGCAATGGACATTCCAGCATTAAATGTATCAATTGAAGCGGTTAAAAGCGTATTAAATCCACTAACAGCCATTTCAAGTCCTTTTAATGTTTGTAAACCAATGCTATTCGCAAATTTACCAAAATCTGGATTTTTAAGTGATTCTTTAATTGAATTTAATACGTTACTGCTAATGCCACTAAAAAGAGACCCAACCGAAGAAAACAGCGTATTAATTTCAGAGGGTAAACCACTAAAAACAGAAGAGAAAATACCTTTACCAGAATTAGCAATATCTTCAAAATGTCCTTTGATAATAATTTCTTGCATTTTTAAAGCATTTTCTTCATCTTTTAATTCTTGTTCTATTTGTTTTTTTCTTTCATCTATTTGCTTTTTAGCATATTCCCCTTGTTCATTTACTGATTTTTTATAAGATGATAAGGCAACTTTATCAATATTTTCAACTTGTTTAATATAATCATCCTGTGATTTTGTCATTTCATCAATAGCGTTTGATTGTGTTTTAAATATTTCTAAAATCTCTTTTTCACTTTCAGTTAAAGCCTTTGTTGCATTCGCATTTTCATTTTTTTTATTTTTATTTTTATCAAGTGATGAACTGTTTTGCTCAATAGCACCAGTTTGTATCTCTTTTTCATTTGTTAATGCCATTGTATCTTTTTGAAGGTTTAAAGTTTCTTGTGAAACTTCTTTAAGTCCTTCTTTTGTTGCCTCTTGTTTTTCTGCAAGGTTAACTTGAGCCATTCCCTCTTGCATTAAAGAATCTGATAAAGCTTTTACCTTATTTTTTAAGTCTTCTTTTTTATTTCCATATTCGTTAGATGTAAGAGCATTTTTTATGGTCTCTTTACCATTCTCAATCATAGCATCAGAAGAATCTTCTATTGACTGCACAAATCCCTTTATTGAATTTCTAGCATTTTCAATTGATAAAGCCATATCTTTATCAAAAACACCCACAACTTTTTGAATACCTCCTAAAAAAGCATCAAAAGAAGATAAGACGTTTTGCGATATATAAGAAACAAGTTTTCCAAAATATCCAATTGCTATTTGAATACCACCACCAAGAATATCTAATCCTCTTTGTGCATTTACAAAACCATCAATTAACATATCAATGGCAGGTGATACAAAATCTAAAACAAATGCAGCAAATTGTTTTATATACCCATTACATAAATCTTGATTTCTTGTATAGTAAACAATACCAGCAACTAAAGCACCAATAGCAACCACCACCGCAGTTATGGGAGCAGTTAAAACAGCCATAATTGTTGAAAACGCCGTTGTGGCAATGGTAGCAACATTTGTTGCAACTGTATATATCCCTAATGCTATTGATGAGGCATTCATTGCCACAGTATAAACACCAAAAACAGTGGCACCAGTGGCTAAAAAAGTACCTAATGCAATAAGTTCTTCTTTATAAGAAGAATAAATTTCTTTTAAAGATTTAACAACCTCACCTGAAGATTTAAATAAATCATTTAAAGTAAGCAAAGCACTTGATAAAATAGGTAATATTGCAACACCTATCTCAGTAAAAACCGCTGAAAAATTAGCTTTTAATAAATTTAATTGAAATTCTGCCCCATCAGAAATTTTCTTAAATGCTTCTTCTGTAGTTTTACCAACATTATTTGAAGCCTCTCCCATTTCTCGCATGTTTTTTTCAAATGTTTTCGCTTGCTCACCCGTTAAACTTAAAACAGCTGAACCAGCCTCAACAGACCCAAAAAGCTTTTGAAGTGAACTAGCACTACCATCTGTCGTTCCTTTTATTTTTGTAAGCACTCCAATAAGACCATCTTGCTTTAATGCTAAATCGATTGATTCAATACCAGCCTGCTTAAAAGCATTTGAAAGGTCTTCAGTTGGTTTTACAAGGTTTGCCATAAGTGCTTTAAGCTGTGTTGTAGCAACGTTTGTTGAGATACCAGCGGTCGTTAACGCACTCATTGAAGCAACCGTTTCATCAATAGAAATTCCTAAGGCGTTGGCAGTAGATGAAACAAGACCAATGCTTCCTGATAATTCCCCAACCGTTGTTTTACCGTTCTTCATACCAATAAACAATAAGTCAGATATTCTTGTAGAATCACTTGCAGATAAACCAAATCCAGCTATTGCATTTGTCAAACCGTCAACGGAAGTTTGAACATCAGTAACACCACCAATAGCAAGCTTATTGGCTGCAATCATTAGTTCTGTAGCGTCTGAAGCACTTACAGCACCTGAAGATATTGCTTGATAATATGCTTTTGTCGTTGTGATAACATCAGCACCAAATTGTTTTTGAAAACTAAGCACTTCTTGAGTAAGTTTATTTTGACTTTCAGCTGTGGAATTATATAAAGTCGAAACTTCATTTAATGCAGATTCGAATTTTAGCGCGCTACCAATAGTTGCATCAAATACCCCTTGCATAGCTTGCATTGCTTTTTTAGCCAGTTCAAGACCTTGATTAAAACCTATAAGCATATTGCTAAGCATAGTTCGGCTTCGCTCTGCTTGAGTACTTACTCCACTTAAAGCATTTGTAAGATTTCTAGTGCCCGTTTCTGCACCGCTTGAATCCATCCGTATTCTAATATCTAAATCAGCCATATAATGTACCTCCTTTTTTTATTTTAACTTATTTTGTCTTCTTTTGCTTCTTGTTTTCTTCAATTTCTTTTTGTTGAAAAAAATCTTGTAAAACATCTTTAATTTCATACCATTTTGACGGTTGCTCCAAAGAACCACCATTAAAAGGCATAATTCCATTTTTATATGATGAATAAGCTTCAAGAAATCCACCTATATTCATATCTAAAAAATTACATGGACAAGTATAAAATTCAAATTCTTTTATGGTTAAAATCTTTTTGTTTAATATTTCTCCATAACAACCCTGGCTTTTTAAAACATTTTTTGCTGTTATGGGTTCCATTTTTGTTTTTAAAATCATATCCTCATATTTTTTATGACAATTTAATTTATCCATATAATATAAGGATGAAAGAATTTGAAGTTTTTCATATGTATTTAAAAATAAAACATTACAAGCCTTTGTGACGAGTAATGTTAAAAAAGGGAAATCATAAATAGAATAAAAATTATCTTCTATTATGTTTTTTTTAGTAAAGTAACACCTTCAATCGGTAAACCAGTTTGAGGATTTATGATTGAATTTGTTGGTATTCTTTGAAGGAGCGAACCTGCCACAGTAACAACCGTTTCGATATTACCCAAGTTCATTAAATCATCTAAACAAGAATCTGAAGCTTGCCCATTTTCTAAGGTTATTTCATAATTTGAACCATCAGAAAGTGTAATACCTTGGACCTTTTTTAAACACACTTTTAAGAGTTTCTTAGAAAACTCTAATGCTTGTATAGGGCTGTTTTGAATGTTTTGAGCACCTTCAAAAAGCATTTGTTTTTGTTGCATTGTTAAAGGGGAAAAAGAGAAAATCATATCCTCAATTTGAACATCAATTAAATCATTAGCTCTAAATAAAATCGCCATAATGTCGCTCCTTCTTAAAAAATTAAACCGATGCTACAATAACATCAGTTGCATAAGTATCACTATAACCAGCACTAAACTCAATAGCAATTGTTGCGATACCATCAGCATCAGCTATCGGCTTCGCTGTGATAATGCATTTTGGTATGAAAAACGCTACTAAATCTTTAATCTCTCCAGCTACACCCGTTGGAATGCCAGCGAAACCAAACAAAGAAAATTCTGCATTTGTATTGAATTTAGAATAATACTCTACAGACGTTGTTTCTTGATATGTTGTTAACGAACCAGTTACAGCTCGTTCGGTTACCCGTGTAGATATAATTCCATTTTCACTACATGTACTTGTAATTCTTCCAACTGTATTCTCTACAGAAAATCCAAGTTCAGTCACTGGAATGGCCACGCCGTCCAAATAAATACATGCGCCTAAAGCAATTGGAGGAGTTGCTGTATCATATGAAGCAGTTAAACCAGAAGGTAACAATGTTTCTTCATATGTAATACCATTCAACGCGAAATTAATTGTAGGAATTTGACCTACAGAAAAATTTTCCAATGCCATAGAAGCCACTAAATGTCCAGCACTTTGTATTTTTAATGCATCATCCAAATATGATGTAACTGTTAAATAAGGATGTCCACTATTAGAACCCTTGTAAACAGTGGCTTTTTCAATAACTACCGCATCAGAAAAAGCCGATGTTCCAGCTCTAACAAGCGTTATTGTTGCATTTCCTAATGTGGTATCAATAGCTGAAATAGGTGAAATGTGGTATTCACCTGCTTCTTTTACAAGTACAATATCACCAACAGCAAATTTAGAAATGTCCGCATCTTCTATTTCTAGTATTGACGCAGTATTTCCAGTTTTTGTTGTGGTTGTGGTTGCAATTGTTTTTACATAACCTAAAGCCGATTTATAAAGAAGACTTGCTTCTGTTTGGCTTCCTGCTGTTCCATGTGCTTTCCATTCAATTCCAATTGAACCCGTTGCTGTTTTAATTCCTGTTCTTGGAATTTGTTTTGAGATTGAAGATGTTAGAACCGTACGTTCTACAAGCTCTTTTTCACCATTCAATTCAAAACCATCACTTAAAATAGCGACAGCTTGAGAACCAAGAGTTGGTGCTACTGCTACCCCTTGTGTAGTTTCTTCTGTTAAATAAACAACTCTAGATTTTGTTGTTGCAAATGTCATAATAATTCCCCTTCTTATAAAATATCACGATACAATAAAGATACTGTACCATAAATAAAAATTGTTTTTGAATCTTCATCAAACAATGGTTTTTCTGTTCTTGCAAGTTTACAAGAAATAATTTTATTAGAAAGACCATACCTTGTTTGAATAAATTCTTTATAAATATCTTTCCACATCTCCATTAATTCAATAACCTTGTCTTGTTTTTTAAAATCATTTGAAGATTCATGAACATACTTATCACATAAAACAATATTAAAATCTTGATTATATGTGATAGCATTTGTGGTTCCAGATATTTCCTTAATTCCAAGTGGAGTTACGCAAAATCTTTTTTCATACTTTGAATTATGATTTTTCGCAATATCCCAAGCATAACTAAGTTCTGTGTAGTTACTTACTCTTATTATAATTTCTTCAAGTGTTTGAATTATATCAGAAATCATCTAATTAATCTCCCACATTGAATTTGATATTTTTGGTTATCAGTAATGCCAGTTTGATTTTTGTCAATAGACAAAGAATAAACTTTAAATGCATCATCATATTTTTTAAAAAATGATTTTGCTAATCTATAATATTTGTCATCATGGTTATCAGATACCATCTCAAAGATATTAGAAAGAGTTAAGAAAGTAGAGGCTTCTCTTATTTCTTGTACATCAAGTAAATCAAAAACAGTTAATCTACCCTTAAAATTTGTCTCAATACCTAATCTAATAAGCCTAGATACAAGTTCATTTCTTGCATTTTCAATTGCCACATGAAAGCTTTCTTTACCTAATAAAAAATCTTCATTTTCTATTTGAGGATACTTAGAAGATAAATCATAAATGCTATTTAAAAGCATGTTAATGGCACAAAATGAAATGTTACTTATATTTGTAGTGGATATTTTAACCCAATATAAAGAAATTCCATTTACTAAAAAATTATTTACTCCAATATCTTCCCATTGAATAAAACCAGATTTAGAAAAACCATAAGTCTCATCAAAAACTTTTAATTCATTTAAACCACTTTTTGTTGAATGATAAAACACTAAATTCATTTTATCTTCTGAAGGTGTTTTAAGATGAACATAAAAATTCTTAATTGGCTTTTTAAATCCAATATAAATATCAATTGAAGAATTAAATTCTAAAGAGTAAATATTTTCTTCTTTGAACTGATTTAAATAAAGAGATTTATCTTCATAAACATCTAAAAGATTGTCATGAAAAAGAATTGTGAGTTTTTCTTTTAAATCAAGCATAAAACTCCTTCAAAAGTGGTTTCCTAAAGAAGAAACCACAAGCGACATGCAGAATTAAGCACCTGTAGCATTTACAAGCACGGCTCTTTTGCCAGCATCTAACATTTTAAGACCATATACAGTTTCAAGAAGATATTCTTTGGAGCTATTTTGTAGCTTTCTGTCAGATTCCCATGTCATACCAACTTGACGTGCAAATGCACAATGCGTGCGGTGATAAAAGAGAACTTCATCAGCTGTAACAGCATTTGACATAAGAACTCTAAAACCAAAGATAGTTCCAATTTCACCAGTCATAAGAATGGTATTAGAACCGTATTTCTCTGCACTTCTAAAGTTATCAAGATTTAGTAAATCTTCTTCTTGCTCTGGATTAATAAGCATGAAACGTTCTGTCATTGGTACTTTTGCAATATTAAGAAGCTTTCTTGCATTTGTAATATCTTCTAAAGATAGTGTCGTACCTGATTTAAAAGCAACACGATGGTCTGGAGTTGCTGCAGATACTGCTTTCATGGCAGTATAAAGCTCTTGTTCCAATTTGAATGTTAAATCTTCAGTAGCGCGCTCTAGAATTGCTGCTTCTTGGTCAACAACGGATTGAATGTTTGCTATGTTTTCTAACTCAACATAAACACCTTTATGTAAATTCAATAGCAAGTCATCAGTTACCCATGTCAAAGTTTGACCCGTGTATGGTGTATTTGCTGCTTTTGTTTCTGCACCAACACTTAAAGCACCAGCACGACCAATCTCAACTTGCTTAGCACCAACAACAACATCAGAAGTTCTATCCAATACAGTCGGTAGAATAACAGCGTTATTCTTGAGATACATTTGAACATATTGCGAAACAACATCAATAGCTACTGCACTGGTTTCTGTTACGGTTATGTTTGCCATAATTATTTCCCCTTCATGGTTTTTTTATACAGCTCTAAAAGCTGTGCAGGAGACATGTTTTTAATATCCTGCAAATTCACATTAACATCATTTGCCTTATTTTGTGGCAAAGATGCACTCTTGTTTTCTTTCTTTCCTTGAGCACCACTCTCAGAATTTTTGGTTTCTTTTTGAGGCAACAATTCAGGATTCTCCTCTTTGAATGTTCGTATTGCATTTTCAAGAGTAATTTTATCAACTTCCCCTTTTTCATCAATAGAAATTTCATCAAAGTCAACAAAAGCAAGATACTTTGATTTAACCTCAACGCCAAGAGCATCTTTAAAAGCACGTTCTTTTATTGTGTTAGTATGTTTTTTCTCTAAAAAAACAATCTTTTCACGTTCTTTTTTAATTTCAGCTTCTTTACGTTCTGCTATCTCTTTCCACTTTTGTTGTTCTTTGAGTTTAATCTCTTCCTCAACTTTGAGTTTTTCTTCGTATTCCTTTTGCTTTTCTTCAAGCTCTTTCATACGATTTTGGTTCTCTTTAAGTTGCTTAAGAGTTCTTTGATACGTTTCATAAGAAACTTTATCCTTTTCATTCTCCAAAGATTTATTTTCTTGTCCTTCGTTGTCTTTAATGTCGCTCATAAAAAACCTCCTAAAATAAACACGAGCCACTAGCTCTTTTTTAACTGCACTACAGTTCCCTATATTTAATTTAATCATATTAAAAAAGCGTATGCAAGTTATCTGTTAAAATTTTCTAATAAATATCTATCAAAAGCCTCTTCTAAGAGCAATTTCACCCGTTTAATATCTAAATCACTTAAAAAGAAAAAAGGTCTTGGTGGTCTATTATTTGCACCATCGTGTGCCCATTGTGCTTTGTTTTGTGCAAATTCATTGTTAAATTTAAGAATAATGTTATTGTGTCCTATTTCATATACAATTGATGAAAGCATTTGACCAGTTAATGTCAAATGACTCATACTTGTTCTTGCTAATGAAAACATGCTTCCTTTATTTTTGCTTCTCCATAAGATATAAGAGGGAGATAATGGTGCAAGTGTGGCTTTTGAAGAGCCTTGCGAAGAAACACCATATCCTAAACGAGTTCTATTATGGATAGAAGATTTCATTTCTTCACCTATTTGAGAAAGAGTATCATTATTAATAACATCCTCTATCATACCTTCAAATCTATTTATAAATAAATCAATTTCCATAAATATATCCCCTTCTAAAATGAAAAATCAATTGATGAATATCTTCTCATGAAGAAGTTGTATCCGCTTTTATCCTTTATTTGCCATGAATTTGGTAGCCACATCACGGGTGTTGCAGGGTCCGCCTGCTGTAATACTGTTAAACTTACCTGATTTGAATTTAAGAAATAATTGGTACAGTTCCAAAACTCTTCATAAGATAAGCCTGTTTTTTTATAGAATGGCACTATATCAATTCCAAAGAATGAACCTTTTGACATTATTTTACCAATCTCTTTGTATTTTTGAATGTTTTCTTTAGATGGTTCTTTATAAGTATAATTAAAATAAGAATCTTCAGGAACAAATACTTTCAGTTCTGTACCTGGCAAAAAATCTTTTGGTTGCTCTTTTATTTCTTTTTTTGGTTCTTCTTTTTTTACTTCTTTCTTTTGTTTTTCAATTTCTTCTTGCTCTTTTTGTACCCTTTCAAACCATTCATCCAAACCATCTTTCTTTCTCTTTTTTGGTTCTTTAGGTTTTTTAGGTTCTTCTTTTATTCCTATAAGTTCCCGTTCTTTTTTAACCACCCATTTCTCAAACGATGATGCCTTTTTTGGAGTGGGGAAGGTGCTTAAAATATTTTCAACATCTTCTTTAGGCAATCCTAAAAAATCGCGAACTGGTAAAGACCCATTTTTACCTCCTCCTTTTATATGACCATGTGCCTTAGCGGCTTGTTCCATAGAATCAAAGCCTATTATTAAAGCACCATCATTATTCTCTATTAAAGATAAATCAGAAAGCATCTCACCTGTCATTCTTAGTGTTACTTGAGAAGATTTATTTGTTATTTTAAAAGCCCATGAATTAATATATGCAGTTTTATAAGGTACGAATGGAATATTGTTTTTATCTATTCCATTCATTGTTCTTTGTGTTATTTTTACAATTATAGCTCTTGCTATTCTTTCACGCGTTGTTTGTGGGTATCCCATCGGTATTGGAATTAATATTGTTGTCTCTTTCCTGTAATCTTTCACTTTCAATCTCCTCAAGAAGAAGGTCAATTTCTTCATCTGCTAAATCAGGATAAAGCTCTTTTATTGCCATTTTCCTAGTCATAAAGCTATTATATAATTTTGTGATAATATTTTCTAGTTTTTCTTTTGATGTTTCAATAACAGCATCTTTTCTGTAAAAAATAATTGAAGGAAGGAAATCTTCCTCTAAGATAATGTTTTCTTTATTTTGAATAAGGTTTGAATTATACATTTTTCTAACCAAATTCCAAAGATTATCTTCCGCTGATTTAAATAATTCAGTATCCTGTTCAATTATATCATTAACATCTGCGTTATCAATAGCTTTTGAAATACCTGATAAAGTATCACCAGAATATGACTGCTTTAAAGAGTTTGTCTTTATATTCTTTGTATCTAACCATAAAGTAAATTCATGATTTATTGTTGCAATCATCTTTTCAGAGTCAACACTTGGATTTATTGTGCCAATTAAGGGCTTATCTCCTTCTAATCCATTTGAAGTAAATGACCAAAAAGAGTTCGGTGTCATAGATAAATTCTTAGCATCAACGTTTACACCATAAACAATAGAATGTGATTGAAATCTTAATGCAAAGTTTAAATCAGTCATCATAAGGGGCAAAAGTAAAGTCATGTGTAGAGTGTCTTCATCTTCATATGGCTTTAACAAGAATTTATTTTTATTAATATAAACAAAAGGAATTTCACCAATCATGTGTTCGCCTGAAGAATGAATTTCACCATTAGAGTTGCATTCTATCCATGATTCATTATCATAAACAATGTACCTAATATAAACCACATCTTCATTATTATTATTTTTAATAATATCTTCACCAATAAACTTAATAAAATGTGTTATATGTGTTGTGTCATTTTTATAATTCGTATACGGTAAGAATTGATGTGCTGGAATAACACTAATTTCATTTTTCCCATTTATAAATGTTGGCTCAATAGCAACGCAAGAAGAAACATTAAACAGTTCATTAGCTAACTTCATTTGGTGTGTGATTTTTAAATTAACCTCCATTTCATCAAAAATATCTTGATAAAAAGGTTTTTCTGAAAATAGAAGTTTTCTTGCTACCTTTGCATTATATACTTTAGATAGTTTGCCAACAACTTTCTTTAGAATGTTTATGGTACAAAGCCTTGCCCTTATTTCTTCTTTTGTGGCATCACTTTTTGTCTCTGCTTCAATGGCTTGAACGAGATATTTTGTTAACCTATCGTTATAAATATCAAATAAGATTTTATTTATCTTTAGATAATTAAGATTATTATTAATATAGGCAGTAATATTACTTAACTCGTTTTTTATTGACTCTATTGACATTTTTTGTCTCCTTTTCTTTTTTATAAACACAAGAAGTAGTCTCAAAATGAACTATTCTTTTAAACTTACCAGAATAATGAGATAACACCTGATGAGGATGTTTTGTTTCACCCTCTTTAATGTCACCATCTTCAAAAATAACCTTATAAACAAACATAAAACTCCCTTATAAGTATAATGTTTCGGATTGTTTGTTTGATTTTAGTGGGAAATAATACCAACATAAATAGCCAAGAGCATCACTTATATGTGATAAACTTTCATCTTTATTATTTTTTAATAATTTTTCTAAATCCTTTATTAAATATTTACATCTTGGATGTATTATAAGTCTTTGTTTTTCAAGTAGATTATTTACATTGTTTTTTCTATCACCAACACTCGGATTTCTGAAACGAGCCACATTTAAACCAACCTCTCTTAGAAGTTCATGGTCCGTTCTTAAAGAAGAAGTTCTTCTTGAATCTCCAGTGCTATCTGCTATTATGATAACTTTATGATAATAAGGTATTCTTTCTTTTATTTCTTCTCTTAAAAGATATGTATTAGAATTTCCTAGATAAATCTCATCTTGAACATATATCTTATTTCCTTCAACAAAAGCCATAACACCAGCCATAGGATTAACGTTAAAATCTTGCCCAATAGCACCAATAAGTTTATCCTCAAAATGAACAACATTTACATTTCTATTAAACATGTAGTAATCCATAGAGGCATTTGATTCAAAGAATTGTCCATGTAGTTCTTGTTTTTGTAGTTCACTATCATAAGACTCTTCTAGCATTTTAATGTAAGAATCAGGTAGATATTTATTTTCATACGTTGATGCAAAGATTATTCTTCTATTGTTTTTTGCATTTTCAATAAAATATTTATAAAAGAAATTTAAGCCATTAGGAGTTGCCGCTGTTCTTAAACGTAAAGAACCTTTTTTGTGTCTTAAACGTCCTAAAAATGTTTTAAAAGATGACTCATCCCAATAAGATAATTCTTCAATATACATAGAACCATATTCAACAGACCTTACTCTATCAGCCACTTCTTGACTTCTTAGATGTATTAATGTTTCTTGCCTATTTTTTAGTTTTATATACATATCACTTTTATTTAAAGTATATCTAACTTTACACATATCAAGAAAATGTTCAATGTATGGTACTGTTACATCTTTTAACTGTCTATTGGATAATGCACCTGCACAATGTATTGTTTCAGGATATTTTAAAATTTCATTAAAAATAAAAGAAGCATTTAAAACAAAAGACTTTCCACCACCAATGCCAGAAGTAAGTGCCACTTGCTGTTCTGTAGATGTAAAAAAATCATACTGCTTTTGATTTAACTTTAAATCAATTTCCATTTTCTACACCAATATTAACAATAACTTGTTCATTTATATCTTGAGAGTATTCAGAAGAAGACATTTCAATATATTTAACTTTATCATAAATAGATTTAGACTCTTCTTTTGAATACCCGCATATCTCACAAGAACGAGAGAAAGAAAAACCTGCATGCATTAATCTTTCAACATTTTTTAAGTTTTTTTTCCTATGTTCTTTTAAGATATACATGATTATTTTTTGGCTTTCTTTTTTGCTTTTTTCTCTTCTTGAGCGACGAATTTAACACCCTTTGAAGCTTTGAATTTTAAAATCTTACCTTCTCTTGTTTCTTTGCCCAAAGCGGTTGGCAGAGTGCAAGGTCTTTTCTTTGTTTTTCGGTACTCAAAAATCCCAAGTTCTGGAATTCTGATATTATCCTCAAGTTTTAGAAGCTCAAGTATTTTAGACATAAAACCATCATAAACTTTTCTTGCTAAACAAAAAGAAGTTTTTACATTGTTTTCCTCTAAAGAAACATTTAGCATCTCAATCAAATCATTTTTTCTGTTTCGTAGCATTTTTTTTCTCCTTATGAAATGTACGTTATAAATGAATGATATAAAATCTAGTAGTTAAATGTCAATAAAAAATGTGCATCTTTAAAAAAGGATAATGAAAATCAGGAATAATGATGCACAAAATAAGAATAATCCATAAAAATAAAAAAATCAATTCATAAAATAACAAATAAGACGGACACACCTTTTATGTTTTAAACAAACACCATGTCCTAAATAAGTTCTCTTCTTTTTTCTCTCAGTCTTAAAACCTCTTCATAATCCATCAGCATTTTTGCTGCATTTGTAGCTGATTTTGAAGAGGATGAGCATGCTACCCGATGTAAATTTCTCATAATAGAAGAAAGAGCCATATACCTGTAAGATTTTATAAAACGATACATTTTTGCTGTATTACTCTCAGGAAACCAGTTTGAATCATTCTTTATTAGATGGTACTCAAGTTCTTTATTAATGGAACAAAATGCAACCTCAACGCAAACACCATTAAGAACCTGCTCACATATAGCGAGTAAATCACTATAAGAAATGGACTCTATTTTAAAATCAAGCTCATTTTCTTTAGGAAAATCAAAAGAATATTTTTTGTACTTATTTATGTTTGTCATTTATTTTGCTCATATTGTTAGAAAACAGTTCAATAAAATCATTTAAAAAATCAATTAGCAAATCATTATTAATTTTTGTTATTTTGCTAATCTCGTCAAGATAAGGGATAAACTCATTTTTTGTTATTTCAAGAATTTTTAAAACATTCTTTTTTTCAATATGATTTTTAGCTTTTATAGATAAATCAAGCAATTCTTTCTTTTCTCTTATTGTTTGAATATCATTCATGTGCATATCCCCTTAATTAATCATATCAACTAAATGACTCGATAACAACAATTGTATTAGAGCAAGCGTCTTTTATTCCACGATGTGAAACACAAGTATGTTTAGCTTTAATCTCTATTTCAAGATATTCAGGTTTTAAATGTTCTTTTAAAAAATCATGTATCTCTTGTGCCATTTTTTCTTGAATTGTTGGTTTACTTGCAAAGTACTGCACAATACGATTAAACTTTGATAATCCTAGTGTAGTTCCATTGCTTTTAAGAGTTATTTTGCAAGTACCAAAAAAAGGCATTAAATGATGTTCACATGTAGAATTAAAGGAAATATCTTCTACTATGATAGTCATACCTTTTTTAGCAGGAAAGAATGCTAATTTTGGCGGTGGTTCTATAAGACCCCTCCATAACTCCATAAGAGCCTTAGAAACACGTTTAGGAGTGTTTGCTAGCACTTCTTCCTCTTTAATATCAAAAGCTTTTAAAAGCTCTAAAACAATATCTTTAATTTCTCTTTTTTCTTGCATAAAATCTCCTTAGTTCATGCCATACAAGATATGTAATCTTGGTGATACCATGATATTATAAGTAGCACAAAAGTTAACACATTCCTGAAGATTTAAGAAATGTGAACCTTTTGTGAGTGGTTGAATACATATTCTATTCTTATTTTTTTTATAAAAATAACTAAAAATAAAGTCAAAATCTTCCGACCCAAAAACAAGCTTAAGGTAAGAATTTTCATTAGCCTTTAAAAGTTTTTCACAATTAAAGACATCTTCCTTATTTTTTGGTGAGATTGCCCATGTAACATTTTTTGCGATAAAGTCTTCATAAAGAGATCCATTTGTTTCTCCAAAAAACTTCTTATCCTTCATGTTTTTTATTAAAGTCTTTATTGTTTGATGGAACAAAAATGGCTCACCACCCGTGAACAAAATTCTTTGTTGACTTAATAAATTCGCATCATAATGATGTAAAGCGCATGAAAAATTTGTGTCACAAAAAGAGCATGCTTTATTGCATTTATTAAATCTTATGAAAGTCATTGGAAAACCAACTTGAAATCCTTCTCCCTGGATAGAATTAAAAACTTCATTTAATTCTTCTTTTTTTAGTAGATGTAAAAAATCACTCATAATACGTTGCTCCTGTAGCTTGTGTTTCTTTAACCTCTACTTTTGAAATAAATCCTTTAAAGATTTCTTCAGCCCTTTCATAAAGATATTTAGCAAGATATTCACTTGTGGTGTGTTCAAGTAACAAATGTTTTGTATTTAGTTTTTGAGCCACTTCAATAAGCTCTTTATCCTCAAAAGAAATAAGCAAAGAATGGTCAAATTCTTTGTCTATAATCTCTTTTAAAGGCTTTAAATTATAATAATCAACAACAACATTTAAATCATTTAAGACTTTGTCTTTTAAATAAAATGTAACTTCATAAGTATGACCATGTAAATTCTTGCACTTACCAAAGTGTCCAAAAATTCTATGTCCAGCATCAAATTTAAAAGTCTTATAAATTTCAAACATATCTCACACCTCGTATTCTGTTAAATCAAATCCTTGAAGAGCTTCTTTTCTTTTGTGGCAAGTTCTGCAAGTACCACAATGCTTTTCTCCATCTTTATAACAAGACCATGTTAATTCGATAGGTGCTTTTATTTTCAAAGAATTATTCAATAAAGCAATGTCTCTTTTATTAATATCAAAAAAAGGCACTTCTAAGATAACCTTATTATCAGTTCCCTTTAAAATAGCTTCTTTCATTGATAAAATAAAATCTTCCCTACAATCTGGATAAATAGTGTCGTAACTGGAATGTGCACCATAAAGAAGTTTTCCTTCATTAAGAACAGCACAAGCAATGGATAACATAATACCATTTCTAAAAGGGACAATTGTTTTTTCCATAGATTTATCTTCATAATGTCCATCGGGAATATCTTTACTTGTTTTTAAAAGGTCACTTTCAATTCCATAATCTTTAAATGGAATATTTATAAAATGTGTATTAATTTTTGATAAAGGGAAATCCTTCATAACTTTATCAATTAATATTATAGCATGTTCACGTTCCTTTTTATTATGAACAGAACCATAATTAAATAGAAAAAGTTTTACTTCTTCTGATGGATTCTTATTTAAAACGTCATACAATAAAACAGAAGAATCCATACCACCACTAAATAAAATACCAATCATTTTAAATCTCCTTCTAAAAGATTGTGTTTTTTTGCGAACATATACATACTTAAAAGACAATCTATTTCATCATGTTGTGTTGCAAAATAGAATTTATGATTTTTATCAAAATAACTAAATGCCTTTAAAAAGTCTAACACTTGCAACCTTGGAAGAATTGCCTTTTTTACAGTAACGAAATCATGAGAAGAAGCTTCTTTACATGATACAGTTCCTAGACAACCATTATTTAAAAATGTATTATTAACAAAAGAATATCTTTCTTTTAAAACATTTAAGTTTTTTTGATTGCTAATTGCTAAGGACTCAAATTTCTTTCTTTTCTTGTTAAAATAAGCAAATCTTCCAAATCTTTGTAAGCTATTAAAGCTGCTTGAATCGGCTGAAAAGGGAAGAGTTTGTTTATCTAACTTCACAAAAGCTAATCCATGAAATTTTTTATGTGGATATTTTTTTATCATATACTTAATAAACTCATAATCATTTCTTACACCACCAAGACAAAAATAATTATAAGGTAAACATATCATTTTTTCTATAATCTCTAATGAAGATGCCCTTTGTATAACAGGTAAAAGAATTCCATTGTTTAAATGACATTTTTCCATCATATAAATCATATTATCATAAGTTTTTTGACCATTTCCTATAACATCTAAATGAATAGCATAAAAAGGAAATCCAAGAGAGTCCACATATTCAAGATACTTTATATATTCATTAATATCTATAGTTATACCTAAAGAATTGGCTGAAAAAGCACCAGAGTCTATAATAAAGTTTAAGTCATTTTTATACATATAATTCAAGAACTTATCATACAAAGATTTTTGGTCCTTTGTGTTCTTTAAATAATGATAAGACATAAGAATGTTTAAACTCATTTGAATTTAACCTCAAAAGGAAGTTTTTTTAATACATCAATCACCTGCTGTTTTGTACCAAAGGGAGCAAAAACTTGAAGTTTGTCAATAGGATCTTTATCTTCTTCAGGTTCTTCAGGTTCATTATCACTTTCATCTTCTATTGGAGTTATCTCAATATCTTTAAGAACCTCATCTAAGTTTAAGTTAAAGATAAACTCGTCACCGAGTTCTTGTTGTATCTCATTAAGAAGTTCATTTAAGTGTTCATTAAAAACCCCTTCGATGTGTTTATTATTAAGAGTGATATTAAAAGCTTTTTCTTTAGTCTCTGTAAGATTTACATAAATAACAGGTACTTTTTCAATTCCAAGTTCTTTACATACTGTTAACCTTTGATGTCCACTAACGAGATTCCCCGTTGTTTTGTTTATAATAAGAGGTTGCTGTAAACCGAACTCTTTAATAGATTGAATAAGCCCTTGTTTTGCGTGATTATCCAAGTTTCTAGGATTATAATCTGCCTCTTTTACCTTATCAATGCTAATCATTTCAACCTTCATAAATGTACTCCTTTAAAATGAAGTTCTTTTTTTATATTAGCATTTTTTTTTATTTTTTTGCAAGTCCTTTAAAAATAAAATTTTTTTGGGTTGTGGTAAAGTAAAAAATGTAAAAGTTTTGCAAGTTTTTTTTGCTAGTGCTTATAGGCATTTACCTGTAAGTAGGATAAAAGATTTTGTGTAACCTTAATTTTTGCTAAAGTTTTTTGTAAAAATCCCGTTAATATATATAAGGGTAAGAGAGGGTCTCAACCCTAGGGGCAATGGAGCCCAACCGTAGGAGGTGCTTTATGGAAATCTTTGTAAACGTTAATGAAATATGCATGGTGTGTAGTTCTTTTTCAGGGGCTCAAAATTATGCCCATAATAACGAAGGAAGTATTGAATATTCAGAAGTATTTAAATATTTTAAAGAAGAGGCTATAGCCTCTTTAATGAATATATCAATGGCAAAATTTAACTTAAAAATAAAGGAAAATGCATTTAATAATAGAGAATGTGAAATAATGGAGGAGATGTTTTTCTTTTTATATCGTTTAGAAAGTAAAAACATGCTATAAGGAGGATTTATGAAATTTAAAGAGTTCCTTGAAAATAAGGACTTTTTGAAAATCCTTTACAAAAATGGATTTTCATATAGCATAGTTTCGCAATGGAGAAGTGGGAAACTCTCCCCTTCTCCCAAGAAGGTAGATGAGATTCAAGTGATTTTTGGTGTTGTCTTTGAAAAAGATAATGCTGGTAGGCTTTTATAGGAGGAGGAGATATGAAAGTTAATTCTTTTGTAGAGCATTTCTTGGAACGATATGAGCGACTTTTTAGCAATGAGTTTTTAGAGTGTCTTAAAGAAGGGGATTGTTTTGAATGCATGGCTCATGAATTGCTATATATTGAAACCAAGCTTATAAATCTTGGGGCGAAATATGAAGTTATTAAGAATGACCATGAATTTTATAGTATTCAAATAAAAGGAGGTAATACATGAAAGTAATTAATTCTTTTGTGGAACATTTTTTAGAGAGATATGAGCAATGTAAAGATTTTGGTGAGTTGCACTCACTAAACAATGAATCTCAAAACTTTCTAATGATTCTAGAAAGAGAGGAAAAAGAATCATATAAAGACATTTTCTTAGTAATTAAGGAAAAAGCCGAAGAGGCTAAGCTAAAGCTTTTTTTTGATAGTAAGTATTTTTAAGGAGGTGATTTATGAAAAAGTTAATATTCACAGATTTAGAAGAAAAAGTCTTAAAGTGTTTAATTGACGGTTTATATGCAGAGCCAGGATTTTCAGATATAAGTCCAAAGGATATTTCAAAAAATACAGGAATTGAAATGAAAGTTTTGAGAGGTGTACTTGCCTCTTTAGTTAAAAAAGGCATTATTCTTATAGAAGAGAATCAGGGATACGATATTGTGTATCTGGATGAGCGGTTTTATCATTTGCATCCAGAGTGGTCAAAAGCTTAAAGCTCATTAAGTTAATTTATACCAATCTAGTTAAAATCCTTTGTCTACCATAATAATTTTTTATACAACTATATGTTTTAATTTTATAGCAATAAGATTAAATTATACCATCCTATAAATCCAACAACATACTGATATAATAATTTTTTTATATGACATGCAATTAATTTTTATTGGTATAAGTTTAAATTATCACTCCTTATAAGTCAAACAACATAGCAGTATAATAAATATTTTATAACACCCAATAAAATTCTTTATAGCTATAAGTTTAAATTATAGGTCCTCATAAACCAAACAAGATGGTGCTATAATAAATTTTTTATGATGTCTATAATTTAATTTTATTGTCATAATTCTCATTTATACCCTCCATAATTTTCTTATTATACCAGCCTCACATTTTTTATACCACCGTATAATTTATTTTCGTTGGTATAAGTTTAAATTATGGTTACCTATAATCTGAACTTTGACAAATGACCTTTTGAGCCAAAATAAAAACCTTTTTTAGATTTATGGAAAGATTCTCTTTTTTTAATAAAATCATTAAGTTAAGGGTAAAAAAGAGAAAAAGATGTGGGTAGGGGGTGAGAGAGAGAGAGGGAGAGGGAGGTATAAAAAAAGGTAATAGATAGATATAATATATATATATATATAGATTTCTATTATTAGTTCTCTGTGTTTGGCTCTCTTTTTATCTTTCTTACCTTGAGCCTTTTTCTCTGTTTAACGGCTCGACTCTTTCTTACAAAAAAATGACTTAAGTCACTGAAATTATTATGTTTTTGCGTGTCTTTCTTAAATCTTTCTTAAATCTTTCTTAACTCTTTTTTATAAGGCACTGAAATTGTTGTGTTTTTATATAAGTGTATTTTTAACATTTAAGAAATAAAACATTTTTATAGTCTGGTATAAATTTTTATTTATCTTTTTTAAAGGTTTTGGGGGTAAAAGTTTTGCAAGTTTTTTTTGCTAGTGCTTATAGGCATTTACCTGTAAGTAGGATAAAAGATTTTGTGTAACCTTAATTTTTGCTAAAGTTTTTTGTAAAAATCCCGTTATATATAATAAG